CCTGACAATACATCTGTGCTTGAGTTAAAAGTTAATCCTGATGCTGTCTTTGGACCTAAATCCCCAGTCGCTGCCGTTGTAAACAAGGGAAAACAAGTAGTGTCTGAGGATTCATCTGCAACAGTAATTGCAGTAGGTACATAACTTGTAGATGCTTTTGCATCTAGTTGTGTTTGTATATTACCTGATACATTGTTTAAGTATCCAAATTCTGTATTTGATATAGTGCCATCATGTATTTTAGATGCGTCTATTGCTGCACTTGTATTGACATCTGCATTGACTATAACCCCTGTGCCAATCGCTGCTGTACCTGTAACATTTCCTGAACCATCAAAAGATGCTGATGTCCATGTAACATCTCCTGTCATGCCTATTGTGCGACCTGTAGCTAGAGCCGTTGCCGTACTTGCATTTCCTGTTACAGCTCCTGTTACATTACCTGTTAGGTTTCCGATAAACCCACCACCACCTGTTATAGTTCCTGAAGTGGTTAAACTGGTTGCTGTAACTGCTGGTAAGTTAGCTGCTAAATCTGTAATTGTTAATTTAAAGTTTGACCCTGAATAAGCAATAGCAAATACAGATTCTGTATTAGGGGTTGTTACTGCTGTTAAATCTGTAAACTTTTGTGTTGCCATTTATTGTTCAGTCCATGTTGTCGTTGATGTAGCTGGAGCATCTTGCCAGTCATCAGGAGCTATAACAACTCCCCCTTCTTGTTGAAACAGTAATCCTGTTTCTGTTACTAATAAATCTAAATTATCTTCTGTTTCAAAATATCCCTCAGATGTATTTTGTATAACACTCCATGTTGTTGCACTTGATGAAACAATAGTCCAGGTAGTCATTAATATAATCCGTAGTCAATTCTTGTTACAGGTGCTGTGCCTGAGTGTCTATCTCTTTCATTAGAATCTATAATATCTTTTTTGGCTCTATCATAATACCCTGCCCATACATCAATCCTTTTATCATTCATAAGATAAGGTTCTGCTTCTACCAATGCCCCATATAAATAAACATCAGGGTGATGGGTAAGCATATCATTGGTTGTATTAGAGTCTGACAAAGGAGTAAATGTTTTGTAATAAGCTATTTCTATTTCATAAATTCCGTCAGGGATAGGTCTTATTTGTATGTCATTGCCTTTGATTGAATAGGCTTTTGGGCAACCTGTTTGACTACCTGCTTGTAACCTGTCCATTATCTCAGGCGTTAAAAATTCTAAAGGTGTTTTTGTATCTGTGTTAAGTTTTATGTTACGCATAGCAACATAGTTATCAGGTAAAGTATAATACTCAGTATTAGCTATCGTATTAGCTGTTACTCTAGTTTCCATTCTTCTTATTTTAAAATCTCTTTTATGTCTTGTTTCAGCTAAAGCAATAAAGTCAGGGATTATATCTGTTAAATCTTCTCTGTCTAACCAGTTTGCTATAGATGTTTTTAGTTCTGCGTATGTTGATATTGCCATTATATTACTCTACTGGTTGTTTTTAAGTATCTATAGTCAGGACTGTTTAATAGTTTTCTGACTGCTGGTGCATGATTTTTATTATATAAATCTACACCAAACTTGTTCTTCCATTCATAATAGATTGTAACAGGAATCCTTGCAGATAATCGAAGTTCATCTTTTATACTGTGGTCTTCCTGCTGCAATCTTTTGTTTTGGTCGAGTAGCTTTGTTAAGTCTTCTGACTTATGTTGTATAGCACCAGTGCCATCGGCAGAATGAAAATGAAATGTTTGTCCATCTCCTAACTTTCTACTCATTATTCACTAAGCTCCTCTACAAAAACATTAGCTGTACTACTTGCAACAATAGCTGCAAGTTTGTCAGCGTTATCTATTTTAAAAGTCTTAGGTTCATTAGCTACTAAACGGATACCAGTATTAACGGCTGCTGTTGGTGTTTTACCAAATGCAACAAAAACACCAGTAGTGTCAGAAGTAACTCTTACATAAGTTACGCCATCACTAAAAGCATCTGTCCTTTGCGTTCCTGTCTGATTAACTGTTCTAGTATGATTGACTATGACTCTTTGTCCAAAGCTCCAATTACTCATTCTTATCTCCTAACTACAAATGTTACACATAGTTTTTTTGCACCTGAAGATGCTCCGTCTGTAATCATTTCGATTGTTCCACCTTCTTCAACTCTGTTAGCTGCTGTAGGTTCTGCTGAATCAACAGTACCTGCTGCCGAGCCTGAGTGTGCAACTGTAATGCCACCACCTGTAATAGCAGTGCCATCAATTTCAAAACTGATTGCAGCGTTAGCTGATGTAATTGCACCTTGTAAAGCAGTAATAATTTTAATAATTTTACCACCGTCAGGTACAGGGACGAATGTGCTTGATGCTGTTGATACACTAGCTATTTCGCCATATATAAAATAATCATTTAATGTTCTCATTAAATTTCTCCAATCTTAATAACCCTCGTTCCGAAGCGATACCTTCTTCAAGGTCATTATTAAATGTATCTGAGTGGGGTAGGAAACCACGCCTACCCCTAACAATAACCTTATGGGGTTATGAAATGTTTAAGTTATGATGTTGTGCAATCTGCAATTTTAGCTGATGCTTTCTCGTTTTTAGAAACAAGAGTGTATTCAACTAATAATTGTTTGATTTCAGCATCACCAGTTTTTGCTAAGTCTTGTACTTGGAAAGGTCTCAACATAGCAGTTGACCACATTTCTGTGTCCACTATCATAGTTGTTCTTCCTGAGCTTCTCAAGATTCTGTCAGCTACTACTCTAACTTCACCGAAGTCAGAAACATAAACATCAATAGTAGCCACTAGACTTCTATCTTCTGCCATGTCCATACGAGTAGAGTTACCAGTAAAGCCTGATACTTTTTGTTTGTTGAATGAACCAACTAACATTAAGTCAGGATTACCTCCTTCGTCAAAACAAGATTTAAGACTTGATTTGACTAGTGCTTCAGTTAAAACTCTTTGAGTTCCGTCTGTAACTGCACCAGTTGTACCGTGTGTAGAACCACCAGCTCCATGAGAGTCGTTAGTATTACACCATGCTTCGTATCCTCTAAGTCTACGACCTGTGCCTGATGAACCAACCGTTGCAACATTAACACCTGTTAAGTCGAACTCCATATCACGTTTTAGTTCTTTACCAGCTTTAGCTATTTGATAAGCCATCTCTGATGTTACACCAGCTTTAGAAACAACTTCTTGAGTACCAGTAACTACAACAGGTTTCGTAGAAATCTGAGTATAGTTAAGTAATTTAGAAGTAGCAACTAATTGTCTTGAAGGAGCATTGTCTCCCTCCATTACCACGTTAGTTGCTGCTGCTACTAGTGAGTCTGTTTGCCATTCGTGTAGTGTACCAGCACAGTTGCCTGTACCAATAGAAGACATGAATGGCGTATCTGTTGGCGAGATGTTATAAATAACATTTGCCAAATCTTCCCTCTTGTCATTCGAGTCGAAGGTTTCATATGCGTCTGCGTATATTGCCATTTTTGATTACCTATTTAAAAAAGTTTTGTATTAGGCTTATCCTTTCAACAAACTTTCAATAACGCTTTTAGCATCATTGACGTGTCCTGATTTTCTAAGCCTTGCTCTTTGTGCTTTAATCTTATCAGACCTATTATCTTCTTTAGTTTGAGGTGTCCCAGGCTTTTGCATTTTGGGTACTACTTTCTGCTTCTTCTTAGAGATTTTACTTTTAAGAAGTTCGTTATATTTTCTAGCATCGTTTAATACTTTAATACTTCTAGCATCCATTAACATATCAATTTCCTGTTCACTAAAACCTTCAGACATTGCAAAGTTTTTTACATCTGCTTTTAGTTTAGTTCCTTTAACTGGGTCTACCCATTCAGGTAATTTTTCTGTTAATATTTTTATCTGAGACTCTCTTGCTTTAACAAGACTGGCTTCATATTCCTTTTGATTGGTTGCTGCAATCCTTGCTTTTTCTTCTGCTAGTTTTCTCTTACTATCTTGCAAATCTCTTAAAGCATCTTTTTGCTGCATATAAGCCATTGGGTCATCTTCCTTGAGTTTATTCCAATCAACATTTGCGAACTGAGAAATTTCGTAATCTGTTGAATCTCCTAATTGCTCTAAGGCTTGAGAGTAACGCTGTCTTTCTTGTTGAGTCGTAGCTAATTCTTCATCAGCTTTTCTACGTTGCTCTGCCAATACTTGACTTTTTCTTGTGTAATCAGCTTGTCTACTGTAACCGTTCTGTAGTTCTTCAAGCGTAACCTCAACATCTTTACCATCTACTTTGATGGTATAAACACTAGGTGTCTCAGTTTCTACTTCTTGGTCTTGGTCTACTAGGTCATCAGCAGTTAACCCATCAGGATTATCTGCTTCTGATTGTACTGATTCGGACTCCGTGTCCTGTGCAGAAACTTCTTCCGTTGTTTCTGTTTGCATTTCTTCTTCAGCAGGTTTTTCCTTTTCAGGAGTCTGCATAGATTGAAGTAATGCTGCCTGTGCTGATGCTACATCAGTCACAGGTACACCACGATGGGTGGATTCTTGTACAGGGATATCATCTTTTGCCATGATTATTTACCTCCCCTTAATTCTTCTTGAACTATTTTGCCACTTTCGACTGTATTTACAAGTACGTTCTGTGCTGTAAGTACACCTCGTAGCGAATGATATAAGGATTCTCTTTTTTCAGTTTCCATTATTTCTGTTCTTATCCATTGTTGAAAGATATCGTTTTGGATAACTTCGTAAGATTTAATAAGCAAAGGGTCTTTCAGCAATCTTTCTGCTTCTTGTCCTTCTCTTATTGCATTGTCTTTATCTGCCATTGTCTTCTCCTATTTGGTTGATTCTATCCACTACATAAGTGGTTATAGTTTTTCGTCCATTGAGATACCCATGAATATCATTCTTAGACATTGATGTCTTCAAGTGTAACTCATTTACTGAAATGCGATATTTCAACATTAGTTGTTGTAATTCTGTATTTGTAAGTGCTGATACTGTTGTTTTATTTTTCATTATGTTTTTTTTCTTGAAAAAGTTTTAACATAAGTTGGTTTAGGTCCTTTGTTACCTGCTGCTCTTTTTTTTTGTGCTGCTGATTTTCTTTGAGCAGCCGTCATACTTTTTGCTTTTGAAGCTGGTACACACTTTGGATAACCTCGCTTACTTTTTTTAGGGCGACCACACTTTTGAAACTTTCCTTTTTTCTTTGGTGCAGAAATATCTACCCAGTTTTCTTTAAACCATTTGGTAAGACCACCAGTAGACCTAGCCACTCTTGTAACCTCCACCTCTTTTTTTGTACTCCCTTACTAACCAAGCATTAGCATAAGCCGAGGGATAAACTTTAAATTTTTTCTTAGCTGCTGCTTTTACTCTAGCATAAAGAGAAGGATTGGTTGGCGTGTTCTTGCTTTTTGCCATTTAAAGTAACCTCAATAACTCTTTAAAATTATCTGTTGCCAATATAAAAATTAATAATGCTCCCCATATTGCATACTTAAATCTAAACACTTCTATTTTTACATCTCTCATATCTTTTTCAATGTGATGTAAGTGATTGTTTTTTATATCATTAATATCTTTTTTAATTAATTCTATTTCAATATTAAGTTCGTTTAAATCTTTCATGCCAATGGTAGCTTCCTAGTTTTAGGAAACTTATTAAGGGCAAGTTGTTTTGCTTTTTTATATTCAATGTCTTTTTCATTGACTAATACTTTTATTTCTTTGCCGATTACTTTGTTTCTTGCACCAAGTTTATCGTAGTCAGGATTGTATTTTGGATATCTCATGCTCCCACCTTTTGCATTGCAACTTTATGTGCAGCCGTAAATGACTTTCCTTCGTTCATAAGTTTACGCATCATTGCCATATGTTTAGCCGTATGATGTTTTTTGTGTTTAGCAAGGGTATCTTTTTGTCTTTTAGTTAAAGCCATTACTCATCTCCTGATGCAACTGGTTTTAATTGTGCTGCTTCCATTGCAATTTCAAATTCACCTTGCTCTAGTTTTTGTTGTTTAAGTTTTAACTCTTCCATCTTAATCATGGTATCAACTTTAGCTTGACGTTTTTTAAGTTCGAGTGCTTGTTGTTTAATCTTAGTATCAAGTTCTACTTCAGCAGCTTCGAGTTTAAGTTTTTCTAATTCTATTTGTGCTTTTTGATTAGCAATCTTTTCTTCAACCGTAGGCTGTGGTGGTTGTGGTGGTGGCATATTAGCAGGGTTTGCTACAAACATATCAGGATTCTTATACCCTGATTGCGTAATAAACTCTGATACAGCGTTATAAATATTTTGTGGCGTTACCATAGTATTCATTCCACCGTTTTGAATTAGCCCTTGTATAATGGTCATAATACCACTCATCGTCTGCATTTTAGTTTGTTGACTACCTGAGCCTACACCAACATTAACGGTACAGTTAAGATTGTCTCTCCATCTTGAAACATCAATGGGAACAAACTTATTGTTTAAATAAAATACTTTCTTTCTATCTTCATATCTTTGGATTAACTGGTAAATGTTTCTAAATAAATCTTTAATCCCAGTTTCAGCAAAGATTCTTGCTATCAATTCTATTCTTTGCATAGAAGATTCTGTAACGGCTGCTACTGCCCCTGTAGTTACGTGTGAATTTAAAACATCAGGGTTTAATCCCTGCGTCATCTTAGATACGCCTGACCTTTCTTCACGAACTTGGTCTAAATACTGTACCATTCTAAACGCATCGCCTGACATTTGTGGCGTTGGTAAAGGTGTTACAGCATTTGGGCTTCTCATTCGCACAATCCCACCAGGTCTTGAGGAAAGTAAATCATCTAGCTCAACTTGTCCTGCTAATACAGCGTATCTTGCGTTATTAGTTAAATACATATTGTCTAATATGTTTCTTACAATGGTTGATTTAATTAATTGTATATCTTTAACCGTATCAGCCACGGACATGCCGTGAAACTTGTGGGGAATCGGTAGTGGGCAGATGGTTGAAAAAGGTATCGAGTCTATTTCAACATTGTCGAGTATTGTATGCCCACCGAGAGTAATCTTTCTTAGCTCGGCTATGCCGTCATTGTTATAATCTATGTAACTATAGCACTCATCAATCCAAACCTTCCTAGAAGGACCTTTGCCTTCGTCTGCTGGGGTAGAATCTTCGTCATAAGAGTACCTTGCTTGTCTTTCTTCGTTATATTCTGCGTTGTTCTGTGTATAAGTGGGTATATCGTCTAGTAAAGATTTAGGATATCCCTCTAAAATTAAGTCCGATACTGATTTTTTTACTCGATGACAAACGAATGAAGCGTTTTCTAAAGAAGATGCACGTCTTGAAACTAAAAATTCTTCAGGAGGTACAGATATTACTTTAACTTGTCCATACTTTTTAGTGCATTTTACTTTCAAATCGTATGATGCTATCTCAGGACTAATCAATGTACCAAAATCATCTGTTTGAGCTTTCTCTTGTATGTTTTTACTAAGCTCAATTATCTCCATTTCATCATTTGCTAATACAGATTGGTATTCAACCTCGGTTAAATTCTCATAAGTATCCGTTTTAATCTCTTCTCGTTCTTCCCAAAAGTGTTTAATGATACCTGTCTTAGATATCAACGCATCTTTGAAAGCATCGTATAAAACTTTAAAGCCATTGTTCTGTTTGTTAAAAACATAATTGACATAGTCGGTAGCTTGTTGTGCCATCTCTACATCTTCAGGACCTTGTGGTTCAAACTCAGCAATATTGTTATGCGTTGTAAAGATTCGCATTAATGACGGCATAATATATTCAATAGTATCTCTTACATCCGTTGTAACAATCTCAGAACGACCATCAAT